CCGATGTACGTTTTAAACAAGCTCTTACCTAAGTTCTTGAGTCCATCGGTAAATGATTGTTTAAGAGAGTCCTTAACCGCTTTCGACCAAGAGCCATCAGTACCAATCTTATCTACCATTGTGTCGAACACTCCGGTAGGTATGTTGGCTAACGTTTCTCCTAGCTCTTGTGTAGCTTTAAGATTTCGTTCCATTGCTGGAGTTAGTCCTTCAAGCTTCTGTACTTCTTCTATGTACTTACTCGCGCTAATGTTTCCAGCTTTCCAAGCTTCGGCCAGTATGCGTAACTTCGCCGCCGATTGGTCGGCTATGGTTCCGCTCTTCATTAGCTCTTCTTTCCACTCTGCTAAGCGTCGGTTGTTATCTTCCAACTTCTTAGACATTTCAGACTGATAGCCGTTGTAGTCTTTTAGTTCAGTAGAAGCTGTTCGGTAAGCTTTAGTGATGCCGCTAAACTCGTCTACCGTTCGCGATACTGCTACTTCGGTTTCTTTGAACGACTTGCGTACATCTTCGTTAGCTTCTTTAACTGGTCGCACCATGCCGTTCTGTAAACGCATAGTATGAGCTATTACGCCGTCTACCAGTTCAGGCCAATAAGAGTTACGTACTACTTCGTCCGTAGTCTTGTCGAACTCTCCTGTTAATTTCTGTAGCCACTCCATAGGCTTTTTAAGCGTAGCTACTAATCGGTCTGTGTGTTTGGTTATGCGTTGTGTTAACTCGCTAAACATCGAAGTAGCTTTAGTGCTAAGGTCTCCGAACCAGCCGGTTAAGTCTTTCACGCCCTCGATTACGAACTCAAAGCCGTCCGAGACAAGCATACGCAAATCTTTACTAGTTACCGCTACGGTACCGCTTACCGCTACTAGAGCCGCCGCGAGTCCCGCGCTACTACTAAGTAAGCCTATAGCCGCACCGATAGGAGCGATCAAAGCCGAAAGACCGGCTACAACTAATCCTAAGCCCGCCGCGAGCGGAGCTAATGCCGCTACAGCCAAGCCGATACCTACAACCCACTTCGAAGTACTATTCTCAGTATCCGAAAGTTTGATAACCAACTTAGTAAGCTTGTCCGCAAATTTAGCTGCGAACTCTAACAAGCCGGAAGAGCCTATAGCCTCGGCCAATACTACCAAGCTGTTGCGTAGCTTACTCATTTGTTCGTTGAACGTTTTGCCTTGCGACTTAAAAGCTACTTCCGTTGCTCCGGTCGCGTCTTGCATAGCGTTAGATGCTTTTATAAATGTCTCGGAGCCGGTCGCGATACTAACCATAGTCTTATGGTAAGTCTCTGTCAGTAACTCGGTACCGTCTGCCGCTGATATGTTTGCATCTTTGAATTGCTCAAGTATGGAAGTGAAGCTATTCATCTTCCCCTCGTTGTTTCGTATCTCTACTCCCAACGTCTTGAACTTCTTAATTTTGTCGTCTGTTAGCGCGTTTAATTTTCCTATCAGGATAGCTAACTGGTTATCCGCTTTTTGTCCTTTGATTCCTACCGCCGCTAGTGCCGCTTGTGCGCCTACTAATTCATTAATAGTAACTCCGTACTTCTGCGCCACCGCTACGGATTCACCCATAGAAGCGATCAACTCGCTAAACGTTACTTGCTGGTTTCCGAAAGCTGTAGTTAGTTGATCGGTTGCTGTCTTCAAGTCTACGCCGGTATTCTTGGCGAAAGACGCTACAACGTCGGTAGCGTTGCCTATGTCTACGTTTGCCACCTTTGCAAACTTGGCAACGTCGGCTAAGTACTTAGGTATCTCTGTTTCCGAGAAGCCCGCTGAAGCTAACTTAGCTGCTGCTATGCTTTGCTCCATTATGTTGAACTCTACGCCGTTCTTTCGAATAGCGTCGGCCATTTTATCGATCCCTTCGGTTGTAAAGGCGTTACCGGATGCTTTGAAAACTTCGTTCATCTTTTGTTCGAAGTCGCCCGAAGCCTTAATAGCTCCGCCAAGTCCCGCCGTTACTCCCGCGCCCATAGCCGCCGAAGCTCGCGCCATTGATTGACCAAGCTTCGAAAATCTACGGGAAGTGCTGTTAAGTTTATTTTCAGCCTTAGAGAGAGCGGATTTTAGGCCAGTAATGTTTCCGGTTATGTTTACCGTTAATGTTCCCAAGCTCATATTAGTTTACTCTTTCTTTGGCATAGTTTGGAACATTGCTTTAAGTTCCATAGAAGGGTCGATGATTTCTTTTTGTCGCTCTTCGCCTAAGACTAAGTCTTCTAGGCTTGGCGGTTTATCGCTGTGTGGACTGATAGCCGCTAAAAGAAGTCTAGCAGCGTTGATGTTATTCGCGTAAGGTCCGAACGGCTCGGTATTGTAGTACCGTTGCCATTCTTGATACTCTTTCGCGCTCATAGATTCGTCCAGTTCGTTAACGGTGCGACCAAGAGTTAAGGCAAGCCTAAACCTAAACCTTAACTCTTGATCTTCCATTAGTTTTTTACGTCTTCCTCTTCCTTTGGCGCGGCCATGCCGTTAGCCTCAAGAACGTTATCCGTGAGCAGTGCGAACATAGGAGCCGGAGTATCTAGTAACTCTTCTGCGCCCGCGTCCGCGTCGGTGAAATACAATTCGCCGCTCTCGTTGCATAACGAAAGAGCCAAGAGATACGCCGAACACTTAGCTACCGCTAAAGTCTGTGCGTCCGTATCTTTAATCTTCTCCGCCTTCGTGTGCATTGAAGAGATTTCTTGTTGCTCTTTTAAGGTAATCTCGCGTACGTATACGTCTTCGTCTTCGCCGGGTACGTCGATCTTATGGACTTTTCTTTGTAAAAATTTCATTGTGGGGCTTCCTATTTAAGTAAGAATGAAAGTTAGGACTTTATTAAGTCCAAGTAATAGCGCCGTCGATTTCTACGGTCACTGTAAGTTTAACTACGTCGTCAGTTTGAGTGTCCAAAGACCACTCCATAACGTAACCAGCGAAAGCCGCTTGACTAGCGTCGGAGAAAACGACTTCGAAGTTACGCGAAGTACCAGCATCGCGATCGTCGCGAAGTCCGGTCTGTTCTGCGTCGGTAGAATCGTAGTTAATGTTAAGAGTCATTTGGCCGTTGTCTGGAAGACCAATGCATTTTTCTTTTGCTGTACTCGACAGATTAGTTACGTCGATTACTTGAGCCGAACCACTAGGAGCGGTTACTGATACCACATTTGTAATATCGGTAAAGATTTCTGTAGGGTCTCCACCATCGCCGCGCTTTACAAGCGTACCTTGGGCTACTACTGCTGCTGTTGCCATTGTTTTATTTTCCTATATAGGTTGAGTTAAGTTTGTGCGTCTATAGCCACACTGAAAAATCTAATAGTACTCTATGTAGATTTGTTTCCGGCTCGTAAGTGTTTCCTGAAAAGACTCTTCCGATTTGGAAATTAGTTGCTGTTTCCATAGCTAAGCGTACTTGTACTTCGATGCTGCTAACCTCTATAGGCGTTAGGCCGTATACATCGATTTGATAACGGTCGTTATCTCTACCACCGTCCCCGGTTAAAGTCCACTCCGGCGTATTCCCTACGCGCTGATAAATTATGTACGGCTTCTCACCTTGTTGTGCGTGTCCGCCTGTTGCCGGTCGTATTCGATCGGCTGGAACTAATGCGGTAAGTCCCGCGTAATTACTAAGAGCGGAGTAGATTATTTCGTGGCTCATGTTCTCTTAGCCTCGTTTACGATATGTTTTTTAAAGTATGCTCCAACCGCCTTAGCCGCTTTTGCTTTGCTCGCGTCGAAAGCTGGCCGTAAGAAAGGTTGTGCGGGCATACGAGAAGTTCCGAACTCCACGAATCGCCAATAGAAAGCATTATTTTTATTGCCTCTACCGCCTTTCGATCTTCCGCTTATTCCGTAAGTTACACTAAACCTAGTGTCTCCTTTTTTCTTTGAAGTTATTATATTCTTTTTCAATTGTCCGGTACGTACTGGAGCTAGCATTTTCGCTTCGTTGCGTATTACTTTAGCTCCTTCGTTTGTTCCTTTGCGAAGATGTTTCTTAGCTACTTTGTCTGGAAGTTGGTTTAGTTTTCTCGTTATGCTTTTTAGTTCAGATGAATTAAAGTCTATCATCGCTTTCTGTAATCTCCTTACAAGAGAGTACGGTAACTTGTTTGCGTCCTACGTCGTGAGTTATTCCGACAATATCGTAATATACTTTACCGTCTAACACTCTCATAGAAGGGTCTATGTCGTCGCAGTAACGAAGAGTAATCCGTATCTCTCGTACTTGTACTTCTCTACCGTCTTGATAGGATTCGTCCGCCATATTGTACTTAACTTCGCAAAACGGCTGTAAGAACGTAACCCAACGTGTAACGTGGTGGCCGGTAGCGTCTATTGAGTCTTGTACTCGTTTTTGTATTTCTACAACGTCTCTTAGTTTACCGGCTTGCATGTTATGGATTCCAATTCTTGTAGGGAAGTAGAAGAGCCTCGATAGTAAACGGTACTTCGACGGCTACAATACCCTCTCGTACTACTACAGCTTCTCGGTTCTCGTATAGGTGCGCGGCTAGTAATTTGATAGCCGTTTGTATTACTTCCGGCACTTCGTCGGTACCGGCTGTAAACGTTACTGTTATCGATTGTGGTCGATCCAATAACGTAGGTAATTCGTTCTGGAAGTAAATGGTTCCAGCTTCGCCCGTAACTAACGTATAGTAGTTACTAGCGGGTAATGTTTGCGTTACTTCGTCTTCGTCTAAATACGTTACGCTTGATACGCTGTTGAAAGGAGCCAAGCCCAAAGAGCAAGATTCGAAAGAATCTAATGTCTGTGTAACCGTACGGCTAACAGTTAATCGATTCATAAAATTCTCGGCGTGATTCTGCGCGGCTAAAAGAAGTCCGCGTATTAGTACGTCGTCTTGATTCTTTGTAATCCTACTCCATTGTTTGAAGTCGGATAAACTTACGGAAGACTCCGTAGCTTGTGGTATGTTTAACGCCATTTTATATACTCAAGTGAAGAGTAAAGCCGTCCGTTAAGACGGCTCTACATCATTTAGCTTTATGCTTGTAGGCCAACTAAGACTTACGCGCCGTCGCTCATGCGAAGAAGCTTAACAGCCTCACTATCGACAACGATACCGCCGACACGCTTTCGCGTAACGAACTTAACGTATGATCGGACAGTGTAGGGGTCTACGAGCATAGACAGGCCAACTCGATCCCAAATCTGATAACACTTCTTGAAGTCACCGAAAGCCACCGAAAGAGACTCGGCAGCCAGATCAGGCATACCGGGCATTTCGATAACTGGATAACCAGCGACAGTAGCAGGCTCGCCAGCTTTGAAAGAAGGTTGCCACAGGTAGTTACCTTGGCCGTCTTTCATCTTTCGAACTTCTGCGAGAGTTGCGCGATTCATCAAGAACTTCGCGTTAGGTCGGTAGTGCGACTTGATGCTGTAAACCAGATCGATAAGACTATCGCCCGGATCGGTAGCAGCAAAACCAGCGTCTACGCCAGTATCGAAATACTGGAGTGTGCCTTGTGCGCGAACACCGTCAACATTAGCGTCTACACTGTTCAACATGCCGGTAGGCTTGTTAGTTCCGTCGCCTTGAATGAAAGCGTCGGACTCAGTAAGAGCAAACTTCTCTGCAAGCTTAGCGTTCAACCAACCAAGTACGTCGTAACCAGCATCTTCGAGAAGCTGTTGTGTAACGTGCGGCTCCGCAATCAACTCACCGAAAGTAGGTGCGACTTCGATCACAGTAGGAGTACCAGTTTCAGAAGCCGTATAGACTTCTCCGCGCCACTCAGCACCGGCTTCGCCCTGAGAAACAGGAATACGAATTTCAGGCGTAGAAGCTTTCTGAACACTCGCGACTTGGCGCATAGGTGAAAGCTCTTCCATGTACATATGAATGGACTTCGCCCAATCTTCAGGTACCAAAAGACCGCCTTGGCCGTCAGTAGTTTTTTCGAGACTGTTCTGGATTTCAGCGTTGCGCGGATTGCGAACGTGGGCCATGAAGTTGTCTGCGTATTCTTTGTTAGCTTGATCGGCTGAATCGGTTTCGGTCATACGGTTAGCGGCTTTCTCAAGCTCGTCCATACGATCGGTAGTAGCGTCAATAGCTGCGTTAATTTTTTCCAGCTTCTCTACTGTCTCGGACTTGGCTTCACCAAGCTGAGCAATTTCGTCGCTGTGCTTATCAACTGCCGCTTTATGCTCTTCGTTGAGCGAAGCAATTTTATCAAGCGTTGCTTTAATATCGTCCATTGTTTTACCTTTGGATTAAAAGTTAGTTTAAATGCCAAACAGGTCTTTGGCGTATTGGTTTACATCTTTCTCAGAATCGCTCTGAGTTGCCGCGTCGTCAAATGTTTTTGATGCAATCTCTACGGACGCGGATCGGCTAAAACCTAACTCTCTTAGGCTTCGCTCAAATTCTCGTTTATCTTTCGGCGGAGTTTTCCCCGCATTGATCTCGCTAGGTGCGTTATCAAATTGTGTTAAGTCGTGCTTAGCTTCGACTTCTGCTTGGTCTTCCGTAACGTGTGTAGCTAGACCGGCTTCTTTGGCTTCTTTGCCGTCCATCCAAGTTTCAGCTTTCAACAAGTCGCGTATTTCGTTCGCGCTCTTGTCCATACGCTTAGAGTAAATATCTACTAGCGTACCTTCTAGCTTGTCCAGTAAGTTAGCTTCGTCGCGCAAGTCATCGGCTGTGCCAAGCGTTACGGTCCACGGCTGGTGAATCATAAAGTAAGCGTTCTCCGCTATGTGTACTTCGTCGCCAGCTAACGCGATAATGCTCGCGATACTAGCGGCCAAGCCGTCTACGTGTACGGTTACCTTGGCTTTGTGTGCTTTGATCGCGTTGAAGATAGCGATACCTTGGAATACGCTTCCACCGGGAGAGTTAATACGTAACGTAATTTCGTCTACGTCTAACTCGTTTAGTTCAGATACAAACTGTTGCGCCGATATGCCGTAGTAAGAAATTTCATCATAGATTAAAATCTCTGTGCGGTTGTTCGCTTCAGTAAAGTTATACCAGTCGCGTTTACTCATCGTCTTTGTTAGATTCTTCATTGCTCTTTGGTTCTTCGTTATCCATTAGGTTAGCTAGTGCAAGGTATTCGTCGCCACCGTCTCTCGGGTTCATTTCTTCCAATGCGCGGACTTCGTTAGGATTCATTACGCCGTTTTGAATGTACGTAGCGTAAACCTTAGAACGTGTATCCATATCGCCACGTAGAAGAGCGTCTACCTTAAATTTTACGTAGTAGCCTTTCTTTATTTCGTCTTCAGTAAGAAGAGATAAAGTAGCCGATTGTTCTATTCGACTAATCCAAGGTCCAAGAGTCTTAACTACATAGCGTAGAGACTCTTCTACAATGTTCGAATAGTTAGCATTAGTAAGGTCTCCTACCAAGTGTGGTGGTACGCCAAAGATAGCAGCTATTTCGGTGCGGCCAAAAGACCGCCCTTCAATGTATTGCGAATCTTTCGCGCTGATACTAATCGGCTGGTACTCCATACCATCTTCTAATACGATTGTTCCGTATGCGTTCTTTCCAGTTACGGCTTCTTTAAAAGCTTCTCCGAACTTTCTACGCGCTTCCGGGTCTTTGAAGTTGCCCGGATGTTTGATTATTCCCGCTGGCTTGGCCGCGTTGCTAAACGTTGTGGCCGCGTGTTCCTTAGCGATTACATCAAGCCCTACCGTCTCGCGATGGTAAGAGAGCGGAGATACACCGGTTACGTTGTCGAAGCTTTGGCCCTTAATGTGCCACATTCGACTAGTGTGTACCTTGCGCTCGGAGCCGTCTTTTTGTCGTACGTAGTAGTTCGGCTTCTTTAGGTTTAAAGGAGCTTCTACACGAACGGCTGAAAAGTCTAGCGGCTGTAGTTCTGCTACTTGGCCGTTTACCATTACCTTGTACAAGTAAGCGTTACCGTTCAAGAGAAGGTTAAGCATAATCCACTCTTTCAACTCGTAAGGCGTTTGTATATCGCTCGGCTTGTGGTGTAACATCCAATGCGACTTATGGTCTACCGCTACTTCGCGTACTTTGTCGTTCTTGTGATACACAAACATTGGTATCTGTGCAATCCCCTCGGAAATAACTTTTACACAAGCGTACACCGCCGAAGAGCTAAGGTGTCGGCTCTCATCGATACCGAAAAGATTTCCGATAGCTGAAAAAGCCAACACGTCGCGCCAAGTTAAATTCTTAGGGTCTTTCTTTTTGTTTCGATTAAATAATTTCAACTTGGTATAAAAAGCAATTCTTCAGAATCGTATACGGTGCCGTTCTCGTCTGGTTTTGGTATCCCTTCGATAGCCATTACTAACGCTACAACGCCGTCGATTTTTTCGGTTGCTTTCTCCTTGTCTGGTTTGATGTTACCGGCTGGATCGGTCTTTACAACCGCGTTACCAATTTGCCAAGCTAAGGCTTGGTGTCCGCCGTGATTAAATTTTCTGTTGGCTATCATTACGTCTAGTTGTTTGCTTGGTCCGTTCATAGATACGAAGCCTTGACCCATTGGCGTAACTTCGATACCTTCATCTTGCATTGCAATAGAGATTTGATTAGAGCCGTATCGGTCGAACACAACTTCTTGCAAGTCTAAGTGTTCCGCCGATTTGAAGATAACGTCTAGTACGTATTTCTGGTCGATTATGTTTCCGGGCGTAGCATGTACAAGCCCTGCTTTCTCCCATTGGTCGTACGGTACGCCGTCTTCCGCGCTTCGTTTCTTTATCGTGTCTTCCGGTAGAAAGAAGTGCGGAATAATCGTGTAAGGGTCCGTGTCTACGATAAGAACGTAAGCCGTTAGGTCTCGCGTACTGGACAAGTCTAAACCGGCCCAAGCTTTTTTGCCTTTCAAAGATTCGTAATCTATCTTCGACGTGTTGCACTTTTTCCACTCCGCCATATCAATCCATCGTACAGATTGCTCCGTCCATACGTTAAGACGTAAACGTAAAAAAGTATTCTGGCTTCCGGGCGAAGCAATAGCTTCGTTACCTTGTTCGATCAACTCTTGAAGACTCACGGATACGCCCAAATTAGGATTACCCTTGTACCAATTATCTTGGTCTCTCCAATCGTCTCCTTCGTCCATAGTTGCTAAGAAGCAAAAGAACTCGTCCGCGTCGTGATTTCCGTTTAGTACTTGCTCGCTTCGTGCGTGTTGCTCGTAGCATATCGAGTAGCGATCATAGCCCGCCGTCGTGATACTGAATATTAACGGTTGCTCTCTCGCGCCCGTAGACGTTCTGATAACGTCGTACAAGTCCCTATTAGGGTGAGCATGCAACTCATCGATAATACTACAATGTGTGTTCAATCCGTCCAACGTTTTAGCGTCGGATGATACAGGTTTTAGAAACGATCCGTTATCTACTACCGCTATGGAGTTACGTAGCGTCTTGGTTCGCTTCTTCAAGTTCGGTGACTTGGCGACCATGTTAGCGGCTTCGTTCCATACGATACGCGCTTGGTCCCGCGTAGTCGCGGCCATGTAAACTTCTGCGCCCGCTTCGTGATCTGCGAGAGCCGCGTATAAAGCGATGCCCGCCGCGAATGTAGACTTACCATTCTTTCGACCGATGGTAACGTAGGCTAGTCGGTGCTTTCGTTTTCCGTCTAGTGTTCTCATCCAACCGAAGATTTGCGTAAGTATCCAAACTTGCCAACCCTCAAGCAAGAAAGGCTTACCTGCCCACTTGCCTTTACTATGCTTTAAAAACTTTTCGAAAAAGATACAAGCTCTTGCGGCTTCAGTTTTGTCGAAGTACAAATCTTTTCGCTTGTGATCTCTTCTCGCCCGCTCTACGGCCTTTTTAATCCAACCGCTTGTTTTAATAGAGCCGTCTAGTACTCCATCTTCGTACGCGGCGCTACGGGCGTTATATTCTTGTATTAGGTCTTCCATTAGTCAAAAAAGCCTTCTAAGGCGTCTTTAGATGCTTCGCCAGCTTCCGTAACGATAACTCTGGTACGACTAGATGGTGTCATACCGAACTCTCGGAGCATATCAAGTACAGCTTTCCGCCGCTCTAGCTCGATCGCTACTAATGGATTCTTTTTAGTGTTGCCGGTAGCCGCTGTAATTTTGGTTAGGTTGCTATCAGCTAGTTCGTCTTTGGCTTCTCGCCAAGAAACAACCGCGTAGACAAGTACTTCGAAAGATACTATGTCAGCCTCGGTAAGTAATCCTACTGCCTTTAACCTTGGCGCAAACTCTTGCCAAATAGCGGCTTCGTTTTCGTTTAAATGGTCTGGCACATCGATGCTGGCCGCGTCCACTACTGCCATAGCTTTAGGATCAGCGTACTTAGAACGTACTCGCGTACCTTCTTGTTCGTGTAATTCTACTGGCTTAGGTTTCGGTCCTGTTCCGTATCTTGCTCCGCCTCTAGGCATTGGGGGTACCCTCGGTTGTTAAGCTACAAGCCCGGTAACTATATCCACTTCCGCGAATCTTGTACGAACTTTTCCAGCTTCGGTTATTTGTATCTCTACTAGTGCGGAGCCTTGGTGTGTAACCGTAGAAGTCTCCGCACTTGGTATTTCGATAACCACTACGCCGTTAGTCCAGTCTGCGCCATCGGCTGTACTGAATTGCTCAACGTCGTTAGTGTGTAATTTGTTTTCGTGGCATACGTCCACTAGTGCCGCCATAATGGTAGCCGTTCCGGGTATGCTCTCTACTTCGTCTCCGGTATAGATCGTAACACTGATAACAGCGTCGTCTCCGGTCACAATTTTAGGTAGTTGCATGGTCTTCGCCCTTCGTGTTAGCTATAGCGGTTGCATAATTCGTTGCTACAGTGTGAGACTCTAAGGCGTTAACCGTAGTAGTCGTGTACTGTGTTGTCGTGTGAGACTCGCCGCAATAGACGTTAACTTCGCCACCGCTACCGCTTCCGGCTGGAACTAGTAACCCTTGCGTAACGTAAGTTAACGGTATTATCATTTACTGGCTTCTCTTATTGCTTGTTGTATTTGTTCCGCTTGCGCCGTAAACTTGGAATCTAACCAATTCTGTAGACTGTCTAATCGGTTTTCGATTCGGTCTACTCTGTGTTGCGCTACAGATACTTGTGTTTCCATGATTGTAAGTCGAGTACGCAAGTCGTCTTGCTCGTCGTCCATGCTCTTGTAAACTTTACCGGCGAAAGTAAATACAGTCGCCGCTACTGCTACTGCTGAGAATAGCGGTATACTAATCGATTTTAAACTCGTCGTCGTTGTGGTCGTCACTTTCGGTAGTTCCTTCTTCTTGTGAAGACTGTTCTTTCGCTTCCACTTCGACAAGTGCAACAACTTCACGCGGATTATTTTTGTTTATGGTCCAATTTTTCCCAAAAGCTTCTAAGCCGCCAAGCTCTGTAGTTTGAGATTCAAATAATGTTTTAACAGACGGATGTACTCCGCGCTCGTCTCCAACTCTTAGTTTGCTGAGTTGCTGGTTAATTTGCTTTGCTGATAACATACGTTACCTCGTCTTTAAAGGCGAATTAACCGCCCTAGTGTTCTTTAATCGTCGTTATTGTCGAATCGGCCACAAATAGCAAAGAATTAGCCTACAGACTACTAAACGTTCGAGAATAGTAGCCTATAAGCTTATTTCTTAAGCAGTCAAACTTGGAGCCATACCAGTAGGACGACTACTGTATGTCGGGTTACGGTCGCGACCGCCCCGCTCAATAGGTCTTAAGCCTAATATGGCGTTTAGTTTATACCGTTTCTTTGATGATTATTACTTTTACGTGCCTTTTCATATTATGCGTCCGACGTTCGAATAGCTGTAGAGCCACCGCCCGAAGAGCCAAGCGTACCAGTTGTTTCGAACGTCTTGATCGGAGAAGCCGCGCCGTCTCGAACTCGTACGAACAATGTACGACTCGAATCGAATACAGTAGTAAAAGATTCTGTACTGCCCGTAGCTAGTACGTCGATATAAGAGATAAAAACGTTGTTAGCTGCCGTTGCGTTATCGCCCGTGAAGTCAGTAGACGCGATAGTAAAAGTCGATCCCGTATACGAAGTGTACTCGTAACGACCATACACACCACTGTCAAGTTGTACTCGAACAGTACCAGTAGCCGGAGTATCAGAAGGAATAGCCGCCGTAACTACAATAGCTGTTTCTGCCGCGCCACTAAGAGTAGTGCTAAGCGACAATTGGTCTACGTCCAGACCGCCCGCGCCGTCTTCCGGTCCAACAAGTACTCGGTCTTCGCCAGATACTACGCCAGATACGGTAAACGTAACGTTGTTAGGCGGTACTACCTGCGTATTAGTCAAGTCAAAAAACTGATCCGATGCTGTGGTATCTGTAACGTCCATGCCGATACCGTACGCGCCGATGATAGAGCTACCAGTAGACACACCAACGAACGGATAAGATACCGTGCGCTCGGTTACTGTCAAGTTAACGTCCGCCGTAGCTGCTGAAGTTCCGCCTGTAATGGTGTCTCCGTCAGAAGGAGCCGTACCAGTAAGAAGCTGAATCCACATTTTTGTACCGGCTGTAGTACTGTCAATCGCTAAGAGTTGTCCAGTACCGCCCGACCATGATACCGCTTCCGGCTCTACGAAAGTTCCGGTATTGGTGTCAATATCGATTTCGTGTGTAATGCCTCGAAACAATTCACCGTTAAGTCCGTACAGTGTTTCCGATGAACCTTCGCGAGTAAGATACTTTCCGTACTCGTACAGATCGTTTGCGTCATGTACATCTAAGTCCCATTGGCTGTAGTAGAACTCGTCGCTTCCATCGCCGGATATATCCAGACCAATGTAACCTTCGTTTGTGTTCGTGATAGTGAAAGCCGCTACCGCCGCTTCAGTACTGGCGTTGTTCAAGTCCGAAGATTCGGATAGAGCCAATACGTTGTTACCGCGTGAAGTACCGTTAATGCCGAACTCTGCGCTAGTGTACAACCAACGTCGGGAAGTACCGACAAGCCGCCGTCCGTCAATGTCCGCGCCCGCGTCCCGTACAAGAATCATAAATCGATGTGAGATACCCGCACCCGAATCGGAGTTAAGGCCGCCGCCCGCTGCAAGATTCCACCAATCATCAGAGATAACCGCGCCGTCTTGGATGATTTGAATTTTGTCTACGTTACCGAAGTTAACGATACCGTCGTAAATTGTGTCGCCGCTATTTTGAATGATAGAGCCGTCGAACAGGTGTTCCGAACTAGCCGCGTCGATGTTAAAAGTTGGTCCGCCGCTTGCGCTGTGATCCAACAGTGTGATAATGTTGTCTGTCGATCGATCGGACGGAGTTAAAATGGTAATGTCCATTTCGTCGTCGCCGCTCCAACTTTCGTCGTCGGCTAAGTCTTGCGCCCATCGGTGAAGTTCGATAACTTCTACGTAACTTGGACTTGCTCCGCCGTGGTCGTCGCCAATATATCGAATATCTCCGGTTGTCGCGTCAATCGACCAATCGCCCGGTACTACTGCTGCCATTGTTGTAAATCTCTTTTATGATTTGTTTAAGTTCTGGTTACGGTACTGGTAGTAGTCCCGTCTCCGGTTATTTCTAGGTCTATGTCGGTCGTTGTAACCGAAGTTGGGGTAGCTGTTACTGGACTACTCGCGTCTAAGCCGTGTAGTCTGTAAAGTTCGTCTAACTTGTCGGAGTCAATGCTTTGTGTAACCACTAAGCCCGCCGCGTTTTGTGAAATTACCTGTACATTGTTCTGTACAAGTATTCCCGACTCAACGTCGAAGATGTTGTTATTACTTCCAGCTAATCTAACACTATACGCGCCGTTTTCGAACTCGACAGAATAGCCGTTGATTATCTCCAAAGTACGAGCGTACGTAGTTCCAGCTACCGAGACTTCAGTATTGTGCCGATGAGTATCCAAAAACGGCATACCCTCTACGTTATCTTCAATGTCTTTTAAGTCTAATCTGAAACGATCGGTGTCTAGCTCGTAAAGTGTTCCCGATACAAGTGTTAAGTAGCTTTGTGGTACCGTAATAACTAACGTATTCCAGTCGATAGTTATCATGTTTTACCCTACTTTAATGTTTGAATTGTTGCCAATATCGCGTTTAATTTGGCTTCTAGTGTTTTTATATTCTCGTTTTGTTGCTTAATTTGCGTGTGTATGTTCGTTACTTCAGTTTTTATAACGTCTACAGCGTGTTCTGTTCGATCCGCGTGAGCTAACATAGCCTTAACGTTCATTTCGTGTAATTCGCTCATTTACTCATCATCGATTAAAGAAACTGTTATAGCAAGTCCCGCGTCAGAAACAACTGTACCAACTACGTTACCTGTTTTGTAATATGGACTAACTGAACTCTTGCGGACTCTACCGGTTATGGGTTGGTCTGCCGTGTACGCTCGGGTATCAGATATTTTACCTGAACCGTCTGTTAAGCCTTCGATTATAACGTCACCCGCCGTAAGATCACCGCCAGTATCCGCCAAGATTCTAACTCTTGCGCTAGGTATAACCGCTCCGGTTGTAGCAGAGATAACTGTTATGTCTAAGTCCACCGGGTTAACCACTACGTTTACCGTAGCGCCGTCTGTCTTAATAGTCGGTACCGTTCCGCCGAATACGTTTATAGTGTACGTACCTGAAGTCTTAGGTATATAGATGGTCTCGTTGCCTGTACTTCCGTCGCTTGCCGCGTATCCATCGAATATTACGCTATTCAAGTTAATCGTAGGAGTACTTAATATACTGGCTTGGAACTCAATAGCGTGTCCCGTGCCGCCAGATACAAAAGACATATCAGAAAGATCAACCGCACCGCCGTTGTCTTGTACGTATAGTTGCGCCTCTGTTGCCGCTATAGGACTACCAGTAAACGTACTTCCGTCTAGGTTATCCGAATCTCCGCCTAAGCTTGCTTTGTTTGTTACCGTGCCACAGTTTTTAAACGTAACCACGCCGGAAAAATTATAATCGATGTAAATACTTGCGAAATTATCAAACAAACATCCGTCTATGTTTCCTGTACCGTCCAAGTTGGCGGGTCCAATAAAGTCAGCAACAGGTCTGGTGTCGTCTGTAGATCCTTCAGTACCGTCCGCGTATCCTGAGCTAAATCCTCGTCCTACGAAAGCACATCCGGCCACATCCACTACTGTAGTAGAATTTGCACTTACATCTAAGTGTAATCCACTATAACCGGCATGAAACCTACCATCGGGGAAGATTATAGTTTTTCCGCTATCCTCGAAATACGTAGAAACACCCGTAACTGTACCGGCGGACAAACTACCGCCTACCACTACTTTACCGTAAGCGTAGATTATACCTTCTCTAGTGGTTATGCCGCCATACCGTCCGCTTGTTCCTTGGTTTTCGTCTTGATCTATTAAAGTCTGAAAAGTTTCAGGGGTTCCCGAAGAGCCGCCGTTAACATAACAACCGTTGTAAAAGTCTAAAGCGTCAAGTACTAAATTCTCAGCTTTAGACGAAGCAGTAAAGTCTGCTTGTGTAGCAAAATAGTCACAAGCCGCCCAATTAGGTGAACCAGAAGTACCGGAAGTTGTTAAACTAATCCGTGGATTAACCGGAACTATCTGCCAGCCGCCCGTTGGTGGATAATTAGTAGTGCTGTCAAAAATTGTCCATTCGTGCCAAGTACCTGTAGCGTTACCTAGTCTAAGTCTTAGTTCCACTAGTGCAGAGTAGTTAGTCGCGTTAACCTTAAACAAACAAACCTTGTAAGGGTCGTTGTTCATGTTACGGGCCGTTCCGCCAAGATAATAAAATCCCTTTAACGTAGTAGTTACCTTTCTGGATACCGAAGCTGAGCCTTGGTAAATTACGTCCGTCTCAGAAGCTACACCCGCGCCGCCGCCTATGTTACCCCAATTTGTAGTATTGTCAGCAGATACTTGCCGCTGTGCGTCGAATCCACTAGCCATTGCTCATACCTTTTTATTGCTCGTAGTAATTGTAGATTACTTCGTCTTGTTCGATTAGATGGTGTCCGTCACCATAAACAGGTAATCCCGTAAACCACGCACCGCTAGTGTTTTGCTCAATTCGCATAGCCATGCGTCGGTCTTTGCCGTCACTCATCGTGGCGTTCATAATCAAAGTCATAGTTCCGTCGCGCCCGACTACTGTGCAATCCACTAAAGTATGGTTACCCTTAGAAAGGGTAGATTCCGTCTTTTCACAAGTTGGAGCCATAACGCTCATATTAGGATATTCTGCTGCGTTGGCTATATGCGCAACACTCAATAGCGCGAGCATTGGCAGTACGCCAAATAACGTAATCACAAGCCAACGCTTCCAGTCTACTTTTTTTAGCCAGTGCGCTACCATGCCTATAAGCATTCCTCGTTTGTCTATCATTTTCCCGCTCGCTGTACTGTTAATTTCTGTGTTTGGTCTCCGCTACATCCGTCGATCATAATCAGACGGTAGGAGTATCCTATAGAGCCTATCTCGTCGGATAAGGCTTTTTGAGATACTAAGTAAGTCTCTAACTCGGTTACGATTTGTCCGCGAGTCGCCGCGAAGCGTTGTAGCTCGTTTGCCACAATCTGTACCTTCGCCGTAATTAGCTCTTTAGCCTCTTTCGTCACTCTAGGAGATAGCCGTAGCTCTTCTTCGACTAGGTGACATACTTCGTCAGCTTGGCGATTGGTCCAAGCGATTACGTTAAGGTCCGCTCGTTCGATCTTCGTAAGGTTGATTTCTGGTAGCTCTTCGCTCCGTACCTCGGAGTAGGCCGCCAGTAGAACAAACCCGACCAATAGGCCAAGCATAGTACCGGTAGCCGCGTGTAGCGCGGTCTCTATGTGTTTCATAAATCCTCGATAGCCGCCGAAGCCGCTTCTTGGTTGGTTGGTGTGGGGTTAGGTGGAGCTACCCTAGCGGGTATAAGCTCAAAATAGCCCTTCTAGGGGCTACTGTAGGTATTTACAGTGTTTGTCTTTGAATACGGAAAATCGTACACAAAACGGGGGGGTTGCTGTTATCCCTCCGTTCCCTAGTGATCTTTGGGGGTATGGGTGGTCAATGGATGGTCTTATCGTCGTCCTGAGAGCCGCGCTCCCGTATTATTTTGCAGATTGATAGCAGACGTAGGGTGCCGTCCTTTCCGTCGTTTCTACCCGTCCATTCGTTCGCTGTGTGGCGATTTTAGTCGTCCATCTGTGGTTTAAACTGTATCTCTAGCTGTTCTCTTAGCCCTATGTTATCCGGCATATGTTCCGGCACATTATCCAGCCCCTTTTTCTGTAGGGTCTCCACTTGTTGGAGATCTTCGACTGCTTCACGTACTGGACGTAGGCTACTGCTACAGCTTCCACTGCATACAGTTACAGGCTTGATTAATGATCGTTGTATTACTGTACCATCTTCGGCTACACCATAGACACAAGGTATAGTAATGGCTTCAGCACCACACCTACCACAGTTAATTAAAGTGTCTTCATTCATCATCGATAGCCTCTATTTTTATTGCGCCTACTTCGTTCATATCGTCCACGCTACCAGCATCTACCAGTAAGTCGAGCCACTCAATAGCCGCCGCCTTATTGTCGAAGGTCTTAAATGCACTACCCTTGTAGTACTGCCCGTGTGCTGTTACTAAATAGCCTGTACCATCTAGCCTCCACACATGCCCTTTTACTTCGCCCTCTACGCTGTAGACTGATTTCATCGATTTACGAAGCCTCTAAAGTAGAATATCCTTCTACCTCTTCTATACATTTTTGTATGTGGTCTAGTATAGCGTCAGCTTCTTTCTCTTCGTCTATTTTGATCTGTCGAGTAGAGCCGTCTGCTAAGGTGTAAACAATAGCTCCGAAGTAATCGCTACCGCTCATGCTTTCTAGCATACGTTTTTCAGCTATGTCAATCGCACTTATTCTTATAAAGCCGTTTTCTACCGCTGTCGTTTTTAGTTTCACAAGTATTTCTCTAATCTAGTTTTCAGCTTTTTTACAAGCTTACTTGAGTTATTGAACAAGGTCTTAGTATGCCCGCCCCTATAGATCAGTGTCAAGTGTTTATTGTGTCTCTCTTCTACTTTTACCAGTCCGGCGACTAACAAGCAGTCTCCGCCGATTAGTTTATCGTTCTCGCCCTGTACACACAATCGCGTATCTTTGGGTAAGACTATAGAAGCCGTTATATCTTTCATTTTGGCGTAAAGGCGTAAAGGAGATACAATAAACCTAGTACCGCTACAACTACCGCCCCTATTACAATACCTAATAGAATCTTCATAATTAATTCTTTCCGTTGGCCTACGTAGTAGCCTTTTAAGAGTTTGCTTTGGTTCAATGTAAATCACCTAACCAAGTAATGAAATAGTATGTTACCACACATCCGGCTATAAAGCCGATAGTGATTCCGGTAAGTTTCCATAGCAATAAACCTAATACGGCAACTCCTACACCAATTACCGCGAAGCCCTTAGTAGTAAGCATTAAATTAGTTTCAGTAGTACACAGACAACAAGCCCGCCTACTAGTGCCATCATAATGTCTCGTTCTGTTCTACTCACAATAAGCCCCTTAAACGAAGATTGACGTACCGATTAGAAAACCGCCTAGCCAAACTAAAACAAGTGGAAAGTAATTCACAATAAGCCCCTATTAAATTCTGTAAAGGTTTGTGTAGCGTAGTGAGATTACCATTACTCACAACAATAACATACTAAGATAAACACTTTGGCTACCTTTTCCGAAATCGCTTTACTGGCCTTAGCTGTGATTTGTGTACTTCGTCCTTTCGGACTCGCCGCAATCGTAAGAAAGGCTTGGGTTAAGCTATACCGCTACACGTACCCGTTAACTACTGTTCATAGTACAGCTAGACTAACCAACAGATCAAGCGTATACGCAATTGTTGGATTTAATGCCGGTAGCTAATCCGGCTGACAAACTGCTGTTAGGCTTGGCGAGCGGTGCAGTTAACCGCTTGGTATCGGCTGTTTTATCTTTATCAAGACAATTGACAATCACCGACACGTAGCCGCCCTAGCTAGGCGACGTTCTCTACATTGGTGCAAGGCGAGAGATACCCATTTCGCTGTACTTCAAAAGCTACTGCGAATTAGTATGGCTTGGGGTGGAATCGAACCACCGTTTCAGTACCGTTAATACTGACGTTCTGCCATTGAACTACCGCGCCGTATGTCGTCAATGTTCACTTACTAGCTTATGACTCCGAAGTGTCCTAACACTATTAAAATGATAGGTATCAGCATCATAACCCATAATTCTTTTTCTGCCATGTTAGCCGCTTACCGCGTACAAGTAAGTCGATATGTTGGCAATAGTTATAACCGGTATTTCTGCAAACTTGGCTACCGCTATTTCTGCTGTAGCGCCTACGCTGTTTTCGTGGCCGGGTAGAGTTACTACCGCGTCCGCCCAACTGGCTACTAAGCCTACGTCGTGCATTACTACGATTCGCTTATCCGCGCATTGGCCCGGAGATATAAATTTTTAAGTGCATTGTGGGGTAATGCTCCATTATGCTGCTGGTGGATAAATGCCGAACAAGTAGAACTTAATGCCCTCGTACGCTTCGTCTATAGTGGCGTATCGTCCTACCATATAACCCTCATCAAATGCTATGAAGGTAGCTTCGTGTAATTGAAAGACTTCAAATCTCTTTTTCATAGGGGCATACGTATAAATGTACGTCCGTATTTTTTGATCTAAAATAATTCGTCTAAACATTATGTACAACTCCAACAAGTAGGGTCTACTTCTTTCTCAGAAACTAACGCGCCCGTTATTTCGAACTCTACGGTAGGTATTAACTTGTTACCGCAATCGTTACAGTGCGTCTTAGTACGTGCTTGGTGTACGTCGTTTCGAGTTTCCTCTCTTATAGCCGCTTCTTTAGCTATGTAGTCGTCCATCTTTTCCGAATCAAGAGCGTCATTTAGCAGCCAATACAATCTGTCTGCCGCCGCCTCGCTTTCTACCTCGATGTTACCTAGTACCGGATCGTTTGTTTCTATTACGTGAAACGTTTTAGGGCGCATAGAGTTACCATCTATCACAGGCTTAGTGAAAGTAATGTACTGTGTTTTCATTTCAACCATTGTGCAAGCTCTCCGTTAACGTAAGCTTCTTTTAGCTTCTTCTTTCCTAGAAACTTGGTCTCTTCATCCAGTACGTAATACGCGCCCTTGCGTTTAATAGTACCGGCTTCGATTGCCGCGTCTAGTGTCGCCGTAGGTCCGTTAAAACCTTCTTCGAACAAGAAAGTAAAATCTGCTTTCTGATTAGGTCTGCTTACCTTATTCTTTATTGTGGTGGCTGTCAAGTCTAATCCGTCGTTTTCTTTTCTTTTTTTACCCGACATAGATATGAGTTGTGTAGCTTTTGTGCGTTGTGCCTTGCCTCCGGGCAAGAATCGCGAGTCTCCGTACATGACCCCTATATTTTCATGCCAGTGATTAATGCACACTAGCGTAGTCTTGTGCTGTCGTAACTCCCCCACTATCGATTTGAAGAAGGTGTTAAACGCTCGCGCTGTTACGCCAACGTGTCTACCTGTCAAGTCGTCTAGCTCCGCCATAACTGGCAACGCTGAAATAGCGTCTACTACCACTAGTGAGACTTCGCCCGATCGCGCTAGGTCTCGTACTGCCATCATAACGTCTTCGGCTTTATATAGTTCTTGTGTAGCCGTGAATCGATCGTTATCGTCTAAGTCGTGCGTGTAGTTGGGGTTTAGTGTTTGTTCCGCGTCCGCGTATAATACGCTACGATCATCTAACGCTAGAAACTGTCTACAAATCTGTAGAGCCAAAGTAGTTTTACAAGATTGCTCTTTGCCAGCAAGTAGGACTAGTTTATCTTTGGCTATGCCGCCCCCAAGTATTTTATCTAGCGCCGGTATGTTGGTCGGTACCGTTTCTTGTAGTACCGTCTCTTTGGTTATGTCGATACCTGTAGCTTTCTTTATTGTGTCGTTTACGCTCATACTAATGCGCCCTTGGCTACATATAGCTTACCTTCTTTGCCGCAAGCTGTTTCCATGTTTCGCATAGTGTAACAGTTAGTTAGCCCTTCTGTTATTACTTCGCCTGTAACCAAGTCGATGTTAATTTTCTCTTGGTCTTCTGTACAGTAGAAGAATCTGTCCCTTATGTTAGGATTCTTGAAGTGGCAATGTACACAATCTTTACATAATTTCATTTCGTTATCGCCTTGGGGTTGACGTTCGTTGTTCGTGCGGTCTTTAGTTTGTTTTACCTTAGCGACTATGACCGCCGCCGCGCTTGTTCTGTTGAGCGTTGCCGCTCTGTGTTCATCTTTCTGTACCGTCTAGAGTTAATCGGCCTCTTTATGTACGCTCTTATCGAGCGGTAGTATCTCTATAGTGTATACTAAGCCAAAAACGGACAACAATCTGCACGAACGGCATCAAATCACAGATTAACGGTCTTTCGTCGAATAAATCGGCACAAACTTTCGGACTGTATTTTGACCAATTCTGCCGACTCTTGAACACTGTAGCCAATTGTTAGCAGTATCGCGGCTACCCTCAAGCTACGCGGTTTTATGCTCATAGGGTTAGGTATCTTCCGCGCTAAGTCTCCCGTTACCGAGTCCAAGTCCGTAAACTGGCGTTGCTGTTGTTCTCCGGCTTTGCCTACTTGTGGCCCGCCCATAAACGTGTGCTTACGGTCTCGTACTTCCGCTCTTAATCGAGTGAACATACCAAGCTCTTCGAGAGTTACGCCGGTCTTGTAGAAGTTTTCCCATACCCAAATCGTTACTTCTTGTGCCATATCATCGGCTACCATTTCATCGATCTTAGTAGGTACTCGTCTCTTGCACGTTTCGAAAATCTCGCCTAGTACGCTCTCGTCTTTGTCTCGTACTCGTTCCGTTAAGTTGGGGATACTCATTACTTTAGCCTTACTAGTCTCTGTTCTTTGGTTAATAGATTCGTGTTACCGATGTTAGGTGCGCCACAGTTACCGCAAATGTACTTTTGGTACTTACCCTTCGCGGTCTCTCTAAACCCGTTTTTCTTTGGTGTTACGTCGTCGAAGCTCGTACTACAGGCTACGCAACGCATAGACTCGTCTACTATGCTTATGTTCGGATGTTTCTTTAGATAAGGTATCAGAAGCTCGTACAAATCACGATTGATCATTACGTCTCCGTCGTTGTACTTCTTTATCATCGCCCATATTTTAGGGCTACGAGAAGCCGCCGCTAATTTAAACAAGTTAACGCCCTGATGCTCTACCTTTTGTCCGATTTCGAGTTGCTTACAAAGGTGGTCCATCTTCTTAGACGCAAAGCGAAGACCGCGAGCCGCCGTAAGTGTATCAAGTGTATGTTGTACTGATACGGGCTTAACTTGGTGGACGAAGCTACGAGCGTTGATGGTTGGTATATCGTATCCTACGATGTTGTGGCCGATAATCATCTTATACTTGTTCAACTCTTTTACTATGGCGCGTACAAGTCGCTTGTCGCTCTTCTCTGTAAAAGTAGTATGTCGAGAATAGTCCGGTAGTTGTAGATGTTTACGTTTACCTGTTTTCAAGTCCAAGAAAGAACAAGACAAAATAAAAGACTCGCTACGTATCCCTACTATAGTTGGCTTCCAAGTACTACCGTACATATCCACTACAGCCGGAGCCGTTTCTATGTCGGCTACTACTGCGGAGTATTCTGGCAGGTCCGCGAACGGATTAGTTTTTTTCGTTTTCTTAGACATTATACGTTTCTAAATCCATATTAACTTGAAAGGCGTCTAACTGCGTTGATTTGACCATATGATCATACGCGGCTTGGTTCTCGTCTTCAATAACTTTTACCAGTGCGTACAAAGCTTCCGCTACTGCTGCGTTGTAAGCTCCGCGAGTGTGCAGCTTGTGGATACCCCAACGCATTAGCGAATTAAATTTCTTGTTCTCTTCGCGGTATCGGTCGCGGTAAGAGTTAGTAGGATCGGGAGAGAAGAAGTTAACAAGCCGATCTGCCAGCTTAACAGCTAACACAGTGTTGGCTACGTTTATGTCGTCGTACATAAAACTATGCATTAGCTTAGCGTTCATAATCTCCTTACGTCGCGCTCGGTTAAATCCCTCTTTAGGTGGGTCAGTTAAGATAAACAAAGCCGATAGTTCTTGTAAATTCGCGCCAAGTCTTACCAAGTCGGACCAATCCGCGTCAGTGTCTTCTATCAAGTCGTGACAACCTGATACAACTACCGAGTGAGGTATAGAGAAAGCCATTACTTGCAGTACATGACCTAAAAAGTAGGTAGTGCCGTTATACGTCTCGTACGTCTCGTCGTGTTTCATTTGTGCGTATTGTAGGATATTACGCTCTCTTTCCGTCAACATTTATTTACCCTCTTTCCAATTGTTGCAAATCTTACTATCAACTACGATAGGTACGCTAGGACATAGTACCGCCCCTTCGTCTACCATAATCTTTACTATTCGTTCTTGTCGCTCTTCTGCTGTTTTCTTTACCACTTCCGTTATGGTCTCGTCGTGAACAACGCCAGTTAGAGCGAAGCCCTCTTTAACAAGTTGGATAACCGCTAGCTTAATCATATCCGCGCCCGTACCTTGCATTGGTGCGTTACAGGCTTGGCGTATTGCTCGCGATCTGGTAGCTTGGTCTCCCGACCTAGCGCCCTTAATTAGAATTGGTCTTCCTGATAAAGTTTGTACGTACCCCTTGTCGTAGCACATTTTCGCTTGTTGCTTCGTGTACTCTTTTAGCGAAGGATACATAGTCAGTACTGCGTCGATTATCTCTTGCGCCTCTTCTTGCTCTATACCAAGACGGTAAGCTAATCCGTAAGCCGATTGTCCATACATGATACCGAAGAAGATTTCTTTAGCGACTCTTCGTATTACGTCGATACCAAATTGATGGGATAAGGTTTCGGTAGTTACTTCGTGTGGGTCTACTCCTTCGTGTAACAAAGGTGTAAGAACTTCGCAAGACATTAGCTCTGCGTACACTCGTACTTCTTGGCCGCTGTAGTCTGAAACTACTAACACGTTACCATCGGTAGCTGTAAACGCCCGTCGTACTTCGCTGTTAATGTTTTGCATGTTGGGGTTAGATGAACTCATGCGAGAAGTAGCGGTTATGTGTAAGTTGTAATTACCATGTAATCGTCCAGTAATAGGGTTACACATAATGGACAACTTATCAGCCATACCTTGAAGCTTCACGATACCTTTATAGCTAGATACTCGTTGACATATAGGGTCTTTGTGCGCGGCTAATACGTCTTTCGACGTGCTGGCTATAGTCGGCCTAATACGTTCGTTAAGAGCAGTCTTTAGTTGTGCAGGAGAGTTAAGGTTAATATCCCCTAACTCTTCAGATAGTGCTAACTGTTCTTTAGTTACTTCTTCTCCTATCTCTATAATGTAGTCTTTAAGTTCATCCGCGTCGACGTACATACCGCGTAACTCTACTTCAATAAGAGCCGCGCATGTTCGTAAGTCCATTTGGTAAGCCGCCCGTACGTATTTGTTCCGCTTCATAGAAGCGATAAACTTCGTGTACAAGTCCGCCGTTACGTCTACGTCTTCTATTGCGTAGTCGGCTACTTTGGATAATTCTACGTCTTGTAGCGTAAGTGTTCTGTCTTTTTTTAATCGTGGTTCTCCTTTCTTGGTTACTGGTCCCTCCCAATTTTCATAAACTACCGAAGCGTAAGTAGTAGTGTCTACTCCGAGTAGCTTACGTGCTAAGTAATCCATACCAGCTTCTTTAACCAAGAATCCAAGGTTAGCCGCCATCAACATAGTACAGTGATAGCCGGTTATCACTATGCCGTTGTACTTGAAGTACTTCACGTCGAAAGCTGCGTTATGCCAAATGGTTGTACCTTCGTAACCATCAAAGAAAGCTTTAACGTCTTCCATGCTAAGCCCTTCGGAGTCCGGGTGATTGACAACGATAAACGCCGACTCTTTGCGATCGTAGTCCCGTACCGCTATACCTATTAGCTCGTTCTCTAAACCTAAGCCGGTAGTTTCTATGTCGGTTACTAGTCTCTTAGTACCTTCGACAAATTGTGCCGCGTCTTCGTAGTTGGTGATTATCACAATAAAAGCTCTCTTAATTTCTTGGGTCCACTATGCCTGAATAAGTCCGCCGCGTCAAGCTCCGGCATTATTAATTTACCGGAAACTTTGTTACGCGCTTCGATCGCGTAGCGTTGGCCTACGTCGTCAGGGTCCGCGAGTATCATAGCCTCCGGGTACAACTCCGCTACCCTTGGCATATTCGACGCGAAGAGACAAGCAATACCGCGTAAGCCGGTAGCCTGTTGCACCGCTAAGGCATCAGCTACACCTTCTACGAGTACTGGCCTACTACGATCGCCCTTGTATGTCGTCCAACAAGCCGGTATACCTTGCGAGAAGCTAACGCCCTTGGTCATGCGCTTATCACCGGTCTTTGTTATTCGCTGCAAGCCGTCAAGCTTCGCGCCCTTGTAGATTGGTATTAGTAACACGCCCTTAGAAGAGACTCGAAAAGACTTGTCCGCTTCTAATTGCTTCACGTCTAGGTATTGGTGTCGTTGACATGGTGCGGCTTCGGTCCATTCCGATAGCCAATAGTGGTTATTCTTAGGTTGTCGCGGGAGTACTTTTAGCTTGGCTACGTCTTCTAGTTTTACTGAAGTCTTCGTATCGCAAGCCCAACATCCGTAAACGAACGAGCCGCCCGCTATCCTGCCCCAACCGTTAAGGTTCGACTTGGGGTGACTACGACAATGGTATCTAGCGTAATCACCCTTAGCCGGTACGTGTGTTAACTCAATATCCATTTACTAGAATGGAATGTCGTCATCGAAGTCTTCTTCTTCGGTCTGCTTTTTCTTGGTGGACTTCTTGGTAGATTTCTTAGTAGAGCTACCGCCGCCTTTAGTGAATGGTGTATCTTCAACGTCTTTAGCATCAGTGTACATTACTTGATCGTCTTCGTCGTCCTTGAACATCTTCGCCATGCCGTTAACGGTTACGCGAGTACCGCTCGTTAGCAATGCTTCGAAAGCGTCGGCGCGTTTATCGTTTACGTAGTAGCGTACCATCTTCCATACGGTTTCATTATCCCAATTACCGTCGCGGTCTTTCACGCCGTAACCGATTGCAACGTTGAACCAAAACGTACTACCGTTTTTGTGGTCTTTCCGTTTGGCATCTTTGCCAAGGTTGCCGGAAAAGACTTCTATGTTAGTTGACATACTTTTGTACCTCTTCTTCTTCGTTTCGAATAAATGTTAGTGTTTCGCCAATGAACGTAAACGATCTTACAGTACCTACCGCGTCGTGTCTACTCTTGGCTGTATATATTTCTCTTTGGTTGGTTTTCTCCCCTCTTTCGAGTATCGCGATTAGTTCCGCGTACCACTCCAAAGAACGAGAAGCCGCTAAGTCGCCAGCTTCCGCCCTTCTAGGTTCTGTTATAGTCTTGAGTTGTGATAGTAGGACTATCGTAGTTTCCGTGTCTTGCGCGAGCCGTTGTAAGGCTTCTACTACGCTCTCTAGTTGTTCGTGGCTCTTCTTGTCTTCGTCGCCGCGTGTTAGTTGTGCGTAGTCAACAATAAATAAATCCGGCTCATGTTTGTGTACCGCCTTAATCATGCCTTGCGCTGTTCGTGCGCTAGTGATTTCGAAGGTTCGTTTATCAAGCTCTTGGGCCGCGTACGCCATACGCGAATATTCTTCTTCGGTTATGTTTTCTCCGTACTTAATTTTAGTTTGGTGTACCGCCGACATATTAGCTAGTAGTCGTTGGCCTAGTTGCTCTTCAGTCATTTCTAAATTGTTGAACACTACACTACCGCCGAAATTTAGCGCGAGTTGTAGAGCCATAGCTGTTTTACCTGTACCGGATCGACCCGCGAGTACTGCGAAAGCGTTGGTACCCATATCACCTATGGTAACATCGATAGGTGGTGGTACTTTAGTTAGGTCGCTTGCTAAAATTTTAGAAAGGGAGGTCACTATTTTCTCCTGAAAATTGGCTTATAGCTTCGTTTACTTCGTCAATGCGTGTAATGATACTCTTACGTAGTTTCTTATCACAAGTGTATTGTACACACAAATACGGGTAGCCGTCCATCGTTGGCACTTCTCCGTCTTCTACGAGTTGGTTGATTATCCGTACCGCCTTACCTTGTTTTTCGTGGTCTTCCGGGTAGTCGCCTACGTACGTACTAAAGAACCATACCGAATCGTTCTTTAAGACTAACGCTTGACACTCCATTTGTATTTTATTTTGATTCTTCCAATTTCGTACCTCACTGGCGAAAGATACCGCGCTACTTCGCGTCTTCATTTCTAGCGAAGCTTCGATACCACCGCCCTTAGTTCTAACTACAGCATCGGGAGTAGCCAAGAAGTCTTCTCGATCGTCACGCCAAAACGTAGAACAGTTTACGAAGTCGAGAGTAGTTACCTTGCGTGCCATTTCTAAGGCGATAGGCTCAAAAGACATTCCCTTCTTTACCGCGTCGGTCTCCGGTATGTCTATCTCGTCAATCATTCCCATACGTTGATTGGCTAAGGCTTCTACGATTCGCGTAGTACCTATGTTCTCGCGCCACTTGTCAGACATAAACGCTTTCATTTGCGAAGCCGATAAACGACCGATACGTAGGGTATACCAGTCTTCCGATCGTTGTTCAGCTTCGGATTCTATTAGATTACCCATTGATCAATAAACCCACTTCCGCCGCGAGTGCTGGTAGTTGCTCTTTGTACGACTTGTCGTCGGTAATGGTTTCGGACATTTCGTCTATCATAGATTTAATGTCGTCGCCGTGTGTTTTTAGTTGCTCGGACGTGTAACCTAAAGACTTGACGTATCGGCCCATATAAGCCGCGTACTTGTTAGTCGGGTGTGTAAGCTCTACGTACTCGTCTTTTGGTTCGTCTTTGTCGGACAAATGAAAAGCTAAACGCATTGCTTCGCGCCTTGCGTTGCTGTTATTGATAGTGCCGAATTGGTTAGAGTATCCGAGTCCGAAGTAGGGAATAGTTACCACATCAAAAAAGTCTGTAGGATTGTCTACGTTAATCAAACGATACGCTATAGAGCCGGTCCCTCGATACGCTTCTCCTTTTTCCTTCGGCGTTACCTCTACGCCGTCCAATATAAACACAAGTTGATCGGTCAATCCTGCCTCAGTCATTACAGGATTCACCGCCGACACTACGCCGTCGTGTGTAAAGGTTTCGGTCTTCTTTCCGCGTATGGTCATTTCTCCGTCTTTCTCTACTCCGCGTAACGCTTTCCGCGCCATTAGTAGACGTTGGTGTACGTTAGGCTTGTTTTTTTCGTCGGTCATATCTTTAGGTCTCCGTCTTCTATGGCGAGTAGTCGCCGGTTCAATGTTTTGATTATTAATACTAGTTGTTCGCTATCTCTAGCGTGTTCTCTTCGTTCGTCTAGTGCGCTATGGCAATGGTAGCACAAATCCATTACCGCCGCGTCGGTAACTTTCACGGAAGAGCCGCCGCCTAGTTGGTTACGTAGTGGTCCGCTGTAGTGGGCGCAAACAGTAGTAGCTGTAGAGCCACACTTAACACAAGGCTGATTGCGGCTAAAGCTTCGCCACTTCTTGTTACGGAACTTACTAAACATTTCGCGCATTGTCCAATGTAGTAGTAAGCTCTCCGATAAACGTGTTGTATAACGTCGCAGCTAGAGAGTAACGAAGAGTAACTACTTTTACGGCTTCGTATAAAGTATTGTAGCTTACTTTAGTATCTACATATAGAGCGTGTTTCGGTAAGTATTCGAAACGATTCCAACCATCGCTCCTTCTAGTTCGTTCTAGCTCTCCGGCTATTACCGTTAGACTAAATTCTTGTGTTACCGCGTCCACAACAAGAACAATGTTAAACCAGTTTTCGCGACTCCGTAAGAAGTCGTGTTGGTAGTCTCCTATTAGTCCGCGTAGTGTGGTACTGATTTCACCTTTTAGTAAGTGCATTATCTGTCTTCTCTTGTGAATACGTATTCCGTTTTGGTTACGTGAGTTAATGTGTAACAGCGATTAGTCCAACGTCGCGTCTTTTTGTTTTGGTGCCATTCGTGGAACTCTAACACTACGCCCGCTGAAATTAAATCACGTACTATTTCGTGGTCGTCCATTTTGGATACGTGCGCTTTTAGTTCGTACTTACCCATAGCCTGTACGCCTACTATCTCGTTTGTCTTTACACAAAGTAAGTCTATGAAGCCGAACAAGTCGTAGTACTTTCGTACGTGGTGGTTATAGTTCTGTACGGTCCATACGCGATAGCCTAGCTTCTGCATATGTGTGCGACTTCGTGCGTTAGTCTTCATTTGTCTAGTTCCGCTGAATGCCAATCTAGCGACCAATCAGTGCACCAACTTTCCATAATTTCGCGCTCTGCCTCGTAAGTTAAACCTGAGTAAAGTTTTATAGTGTTTATCCCTTTCGACTCGAAAAAAACTATAACACTAACGTCGTCTCGATATGGTATAGAACGATCCACTGCGACAGCTTGCGCTCCCTCATCGCCGTAACAGAGGCGTTTATCTTTGTCCGCTTTAAAATAAATCATGCCGCCGCCGCTATCGTCTTTAGTGTTTTCTGGTACAGCTTCTTACCTTCACCTTTCATTGTAGCCGCGCCATCGGTAGCCGGTCCGTAGTTTGGGTTAGCGTGTTCGTAACACAGTCCGTTGTATAATCCGTCTTTGTCGCAGTACGGACAATCTGTTATCTCTTCGAAGTACGGTTTATCGTCACACCAATAATAGTCTCTAAAGAAGTTCCACGCGAACGGATACCATAAGGTTTGCTTTTGAAAGTGGTCGATTGATTCGTGATACTTCAATATATGTTCTACGTACTCGCGTATACCGGCTTCGTCTTCTTCGAATGTTTCCGCGTCGGGGTACAGTTCTTGGAATACACTAACAAATTTTTTCTTACGCCCTATGTCTTCGGACTTACTCCCCTTAAGAATCTCTTTGTACTTAGGCCAAAACCACCTACCGAACTCCGCTGTGTGCGGCTTCATTTTTAAGCCCATAATCTTACCCTATTCAAGTTAGAATATAGCCACCATACAGTAACTACAATCTAAACGCAAGTATTATTTCTATGTGCCATCTATGCGCAACTACTGTATAAATTAACAGTATACGAATACTTGACTCTAATTCATTTTTCTGAAAGGATCATTACTGTAAATCAAACAAATTATTAGCGAGCCAAGCGGAGCGTCCCGACAGGGTAAGCGATCGGCTCTGGCGAGCGGAGAGAATTAAACATGCAATTACTACAAACTTATGAAAAACGAAATTATAGGCAACCAAAAAAACGTAAAATGAAAAAAGGAGAAGTACAACAATCCGGTAAAACCTTAGCGGAGAAGAGAAGTTCTAAAAAGAAAGACGACCAAAAAGAGATTGACAACGCCGTCCAAGATATTTTAGACTTGATCTCTTATTCAAAGCTAACTTCTATTTAACTTGGAGAATATAAATTGAAAGACAAAAACGAACGACCACAAGTAGTTGGTCTACTTGGCAAGCCGGGAGCCGGAAAAGATACTGTAGCCGATGCTATGGTGTTTCAATGTCAGTATACAAAACTGAAGTTTGCGACTCCGTTATATAAAATAGCTGGAATACTTCTTAGCGAAGACTGGACTCAATTAATTGAATGGTCACAAGAAGAGAAAGCTAAACCACAAGAAAGACTTGGCGGTAAAAGTCTGCGAGACTTCTTACAGCACTTTGGTACCGACTACATGCGTAACCAGTATAACGACAATATTTGGTTAGACATTCTGGAAAACGATTTGAAGCTCTACGTTAACTATGATAAAGACGTAGTTATTTCAGACGTACGCTTTCCTAATGAGATAGCACTAGTCAATCGTTACAATGGTGTTAACGTTTACTTGGAAAGAGACGGAGCGGAAACTAACCATAAACACGTAGCAGAAAACGTAGACAAAGAGTTAGCTACCAAGGCGGTAGACAATAATGGAGACGTAACGTCTACAGTGTTAAAAGTACTAACTAAATAATCTCCAAGTAGGGACAATTTCCCACGGACGGGAGCCGCCTAGTGTGCTTTACTGTAGATAGTTAAGCAAAACATAGTGAGCGGAGAAAACCAGATGAAAGAACCTAACGACAACTTAGTAGTTTACGCCAACGATAACGACGAAGTACTTGTTACCGTTTTATTGCTTCAAAAGCGTTTTTCTCTTTTCGTTCGCGATACTGAAGAGAACGAGTTACTTCCACACATTACACATTTCAAGACTTTCGAAGAAGCCGTAGCGTACGCTGATAAGTGTTGCGTACTTTAATTTTAGTTCAACCCATAGAGAGAGTATTAACAATGGATATTAAGGCAAAAATTAACAAGCTGTTGGAAATTGGCGACCATACCCAAGCGTCGGACACTGAACGAGAGACGGCTATTAGACAAGCCGCTAAGCTTATGGAAAAACACGGTATTGATTTGGCCCAATTAGAAGAGCATGAATTTAAAGAAGAAGTAGGTGCCGTAGATTCTACTAAATTCAATCGCGAATCTAAAATAAAATGGATCGACGGTATTTGGTGGTCCGCCGCTACTTTGTTCGGTTGTCGTATGATTATTAACAAGCGATACAGCACGTACGACTTGATAGGTACACAATTGGCGCGAGACAACTCCCAAGCTTTCGCGGTTTGGTTAATCGATTCGGTACGTAAAGAAGCGAAGTCTAAGTACAAGCTTCATAAAACCGAGTGTAAAATGTATGGCATTAAGCCCGACGCCCCTCGTACGTTTCACACCAGTTTTGGTAATGGAGTCTCTAGCGCAATTCGCGAGAGAGTACAAGAAGCATTACCGAAGCTTGAAGAAATTAAGCAGACGGCTACCGGTAATGCTTTGATAGCCGTTAATCGCGACATAGCTACCAAGCTTGAAGTCAACGTCTTTGTAAGTAACAAGTACCCACGTCTCGGTACAGGTGCGCCATCTACGAGTAGGTCCGCTAGTGCGTACCAAACTGGACGACTCTACGGCTCTTCGGTATCACTGGCTAAGAAGTCGGCAGTATCCGGGTATCTTAATTAAGAGTTCATAACCCCTAGCCCACGGACGGGCTAAATTTTTATCACAACAGGCAACAAAACAATGTTTCAAAATCCACACAAAACTAAACGAAAGTACGCCCAATGCGTCTATAGTGACCCGCTAAACGGAATAGGACGGCACTCGGTACGTTTTTCAGATGGCACATTCGAGCATAATCTACATACCGATGCACACGCCCAAGAGCTAGTAGCCGCTCATAACGCCGTCGTCGAAATCCGCCCGCGAGAGCATGTAATCTACAACTCTGTCCTGAGAATGGTCAATTTTGTGCGAAAACTCGGACGAATGGCCGGGTACATCCAACGATCGCGATACAACCCGACGCCTAGTACCGCTACGCGGAAAACTCCTTATTTCGGCTCTCAGCGCGATACGGTATTTTTACACACTGGTTGGGGTCCGGGTGGAGTGGATCGGATAATCGCCAAGAGAGTAGGCGGAAAAGTGTATGGAACGGACTTTTATTCGAAGTAGAGACTTTCTCCTATGGACGGGAGATAACCCTTAGCGTATAGTTAAAACTAATCGAACGGGAGATAACGCAATGAGACCATTAATTTTCGCCGCTGTACTTCTCGTTTCAATACACGTAACACACAAAGACCAATTAACAACTAACCCTTGCGTCACTGGCGCAACAATTGAGAACCAAACAAAATGAATATTTCACGAACAGTAACCCGCTTCGCTCTTATCGCGTCGGCTATTATTTTCGTAGGCGTAAGTACTGTTACTCCGGCATTTGCACAAACTCAAACGCCCAACATGGCAGACGAAGCCCGTATGGTCGATCGAACGTACCGTAATATGTCGCATACTTCGAGCGGTACCGTATACCGTAAAGCTGACTTCGGTCTCGCGGACCAAGTAGGTAAACACGGAGCCGCCGACGTACGTGGCAGAAAATTCGTATGCTCGTTCGACGGTTGGTACCTTGCACAAATCACCGCCCGAGTACAGAATCGCGATACAGTTAATACTGGTTGGGTAATGGGTGTTTGGGTACGTATCGCTAATGTCGCGAAGCAACGCCCGCAATGGATACCTTCTACTACTCGCGCCGAAAATTTACGTATTCGTACCGTCCAGTTCTGTAAAGCTGGCGAATCAATCGAAGCCGGTATTTCTGTACGAGACGCCTACAAGTTTCGGATTCGACTTACTAATGTGATTATCAAGAGAGTCGGCGGTACAATTAATCCGTAAGTTGGGATAAAATCCCCTAGCGTTTATTTAATCCTTCGACCATACTGTAAACAGTTAGAGCAAAACACAGCAACGGAGACGAGTAGATGAACCACGCAATTTTGATTTCAGCTTACACCGCCGACAACAGCGACAAAGATAACGCTTCGGAGACCCAAGTACTTGAAGCCGCTATAATGGGAATAGTTAGCGCGGTACCTGGAGCCTCTTACGCTCGCGCCGTAGGCGTCTACCAAGGCGAGACAGAAAAGTCTTTCATGGTAGTATTTCCTAACTACGAAGCCCGCGTAATGCGTAAGGTGTTTACTAGTCTTTCTGAAGACTTCAACCAAGAGTGCTTCTTGTACGTAGGCGACAAAGGAGCCGCGTCTCTGGAAGACTCCAACGGAAGTAAGACTATCGGTCGCTTTCTCCCCTCAACAGACACTAACGGAGACTGTACAATTGTTAACGGTAACACTTACGTAGTTAAGTAAGAATCTCTCTAGGTCCACGGACGGACCGCCTTTTAGGAGATTTCCCCCTAGCGTTTTTTTGTTCCGTGAACCATACTGTAAATAGTTAAACAAATGAAGAGCCGGAGAGATAAGATAATGGTTTTAAATTTCGACGAATACGACGTAGATAATTTTGAAGACGTTAAGCCTACAGAGATTGATTACAGCGAATACCGCGTAGCTACACGCGAAGAGCGAAAAAGTATAGAGACCCCTATACAGTGCGAATCTACTGCTGAAGCTGAAGATTTCGCCCTTGCTTATTCGCTTGGTGCGCGGAACTTTAAAAAGACTTTCGAAGCTTTGAACAAGAAGACAAGACAAGCTCTCGTACTCGCTTGGATCGAAGACAAATTACCGGAGCCTTTAAACGCTCGCGAAGAAGGAGTAACGGTATAATGTGGTATTACTATTTTGTTTTATGTATTATCGTCAGTTTGATCTGTAAAGGTGTTTTAACTACTGGCGGTATTTTCTAAAGAGTTCTATAGCCGACGCGGTAGCGGCTTCTTCCTACCGCAAACTACAGGAGATTCTAACTTGAATCCATTCAAAAAAATCGCAGTTGGCTTAGTCGCTATGCTGATTAGTGTTTCTGCTTTTGCTTTCACTCAATACAACTTACCTTACGCCGGTTTTAACGGCAGTTGGAAAGGTAACGCAGTTGCTGCCGCTCAAACTATCCCTAACTACTGGTCGTCTAGTCGATCGCTTAGTGGTTCTGAGTTGAGTATTTCTAACGACGGTATTTGGTGTCTCCGCGATGGTACGGTTAGCGTATTTGCTGACGTTACGTATCGCCGTACTCGCGCTACTACACAAGCTGATCTGAACAAGGGTCGCCGTTGGCGTCCGCGTATCGGTTTTCGTGTACACGTTGATACCGCGAAAGGTGGCCATAAAGTTGTCGGACAAGAACGACATAACGCTATGTCTACTACCGGCCTTGAAGCCCGTATGGTCGTTAACTCTACTGTTCAGTGCAAGAAGTTCCAACGTGTGAAGTTCTTTACGCAAGGTGCTACACCGGCTGACAAGTACGATCGACAGAAATACCACCCTCGGTCGTCTTGGCGTGTTAAAGCCGCTACTATGCGTATTCGTATGCTCTAAGCGACTAGAAGAGTAGAAAATTAAACGGAATATCAACAGCCCACGGATGGGCTATTTTTTTTGAGAGAATGAAAATGAAAAGACCGGAGTTATTTATTTGGGTTGATTTGGAAACTACAGACATAGACCCTAAAGCCGAAGGTAGTCAAATACTGGAAGTAGCGATAATTTTAACAGATGGATATTTAAAGAAGTTGGATTCGTACGAGAGTACGGTACGTCTAGAAAAAGACGTGAAGATGAGTAGTTGGTGTATTAAACAACACGCCAGTAGCGGGCTTTTACAGGCTTGCGCTAATCATGGCCACAGTAGAGACGACGTTATCAAAGGCATTGTAGGGCTTATTGATTCGCACATTAGTTGTGAAGCTGAAAAGATAGTATTAGCTGGTAGTAGCGTACACTTCGATCGCGCTTGGTTACAAGAGCATTGGCCTACTGTACTTGACGACGTAAGCCATAGAAACTTCGATGTATCGTCGGTAGCTATGCTTATGAACCATGTGGAGCCGCCGCCGAGGCCTACAGATCACCGCGCTATGTCCGATATAGAATGGTCGTTAGAGTGCGCCCGCGCTTATTTGTTGCACGTTAGTCCGCCGCTCTAATGGATAATTTATCATCGTATCAAGTAACCGCTCGCGAGAAAATAACGCGAGTGTACTTACCAGACGGACCGCCTGTAGATATTGTTACAGGCTTGTTGGTCTATATCCATTTAGAATACTATGGACTAATAACGATACCGAGAGTAGGAGAGTATACTACTTTTGAAATAGTGGACGACGTAAAATTCACTGGAGAAGTAATAGAGACTACCGTAAGTAAATGTTGTAGTTTTTTCGATCCGTCCGAAGAGTCTAAACTAACAATCGATGTTAAGTCGAGAAGTAGATAAAATTTTCGTCGATTAACGTTACATTCATTCCCGCTCGTATGTGAGAGCGAATAGAGCCAAGGTTATCGTGTGAAGTGTACGTCTTGTACGGTACGTCTTTACGCCTAGCTTTGGCTTTTACTTTCTTGTAAAGCTGTGTTGCGATCCCTTGGCCGCGCCAAGAGCGTAGAACGCCGGAGCGTATCCCTTGTAAGTTATCCGGGTGTAGTGTGTGTATATTGTAGCCTATAATGTTTCCCATATCGTCACGTACTACTATGTAGTCCATTCCCTTAATATGATCATAGTAAGCGTAATGGTCTTCTTCTCCGAAGTGATACCATATTAAATCAGCTATTGCTCTTAAGTCTTCTTCTCTTTTGGACATTATAAACCGTCTCTAGTTTTCAGTGTGTGGCAAGCTTTACATAGCCCTTGCAGATTATCGACGGTATCTACTCCGCCGTGTTTAACCGGTACGATGTGATCTACATCTACAGCCGGTCTATTACAAACTACCTTGCGCTTACCATACCCTACACACATAGGATTGTTGACAAGTACGCTACGCCGTAATTGCTTCCAGCGTTTACTACTGTAACCGGTTGTTCGTTGTGTTCGTTTTCTTTTGTGACTATCAGGGTCTTTAGCATGTTGATCACACCGCCCGCCGTTAGTCTTAACTCGACAGTTCGGTATGATACACCTACTTAACGCTTCCGTAGGCATTGTGGGGTCTCCTTAATTGGTGGTAACGACTTCGCGCTGTACTGCCCCACTAATACAACACGAAGCCGCACCAAAAAGTTTAGCTAATCGTTACTTGTATTTGGGCGCAACGATCGTATTCGTTTTCCCAACCGCCGACGCCTATAAACGCGCCGTACTTCTTCGAGTAGCCAAGAGACGCCGTCCAAGAAATACCTTGATAGTGCGTATCATGTCGAAGCTTCGCGGTTTTCTTAACCGCTAGTCCGAGTTGCTTGTGTACTTGATGCCACTGTGAGCTACCAGCACCTACCGAAGCCGGGTAAGCAATTCGTCGATAGCCTTGGGTTAGCACATCACTAGCCGACTTCTGAAAAACAAATTGTGTTTTCTGGTTGAAGTCCGCCAAGAATAGAATGTAACTACCGCTTACTTCGTCGAAAGCAATCTCCGCGCCGTTGATGTGTTTGTTGCGCGGGCTATACAGCGTCTTACCATCGGCTTCCATTACTGCGCCCTCTGGTTTCCAAGCCGCTTTGTTCAACATCTGTTTAACAGGTGCGCTGAACATTTTAATTTGTCCGCTACCGGGTACGTTACCCACAGGCTTCCAGTCGTCGAAGACTTCTTTAGAAGCTCGTACCGCTGTAACATAAATACGGTCCGTCATATACTTTTGGTTCCAGCCTTGCTTAACAAAAGCCCAATTAACGTCCAGATGTGAAGAGCCTGCAATACTTTGAAACGACCAATTAGCGATCTTGACAAGCTTATTACCGACCAACTTATAAAGCCTAGGTCCGCGAGTACCCTCCCATAGAGAGCCTTTATCTGTAATAATCAAATGCAACTCGTCTTTGATATACACCGCGCCCGTACATTTACCGCGCCTACCGGCTACGAACTTAGGCGTAGCTCCGAAGTCATCCATAGTAAAGACTGCTGTTTCGTACTTAGGTCCACCGGGTTTTACCCAATCGCCCGCTACTACCGCTAATTGTCCTTTACTGTTCTGCGCTACATATCCGTAGTCGCCGCTTTTCATAAGTTGCGGAGCAATAGCCTTACCTAGTCTTACTCGTCCTACCTTCTTAAAAGGCGGCTTCTTAGCAGAGCCAGGTAACTTTAGACCGCCCTTCTTTAGTTTCTTTCGTCCATATGCCAGCAACGCAACACCAAAAAATACGAGCGGTTGAATCGGTACACGGGTTATAAGTGAAAATAGTTTACTTATCATCTTTAGTTATCTCTTCTACGTAGTTATCGATTTCGGTTAGTTGGCCGCGTAGGCTTAGGTTCTCTAGCCATAGCTCGCCAATAGCGTCTATCAATTCAAATTCGTTTGTAACTTCCGGGTACGATCTCTTCGCCGGAAGTTGTGTCATTGTCTTAGGTATCACCGGCATGAAACCGTCCGGTATACCACAATTAATTTTTTGTTGACTCGCGCAACCGGTTATAAAAGTCGATAGCACGACCGCACTCGCGAGTAATAGTCTTTTGGTTTTCATTTAGTCGGGCCTTGCCTAAGTTGTCTAATGCTCTGTTCTTGTGTTGCGCTTCTAGGCTTCGCCCCTTAATCTCTTCTTTAAGGCGTTGTACTAGTAGCTCGTTGATTTCGGTTATCTCTTTAATGCGTTGTGTTGATTCCGTAGATAGCTCTTCGGCTACTTCTACTTTTTCTTCTACCGCTTTTTTCTGAGATTCGATTATGGTATCCCTAATTTCGTTTTTGGTATCTTCTTTCCAGTCTTGGACGGAAGACCAAGCCCAAAGAAAAAATACCACCGTCGAAACGATTAGCAGTACTTCGACTAGATAGCCGCGTAGTAATTGTGTAATGTTGAACCACATCGGGAGTTTCTCCTATTGGTGTGGGGTTAGTGTTCGTGTACGGTGTGAATACACATTTGGAGATTTTAAAATGAGCGAATATGAAATTAAATTGCGCCGTAACTGGAACATGGTTCTTATGGTTGATCTCAAACGAGAGCTACTAAAGTGCCGCCAAGAGATTATCGACCGCCTTATCAAAGAAGGTAAAACAATCGTAATGCAAGACAAAAACTACCAACGATTTATACAGTGTTACGGCTGGACTAACAGCGTTCTACAACTTAGAGACGCCGTGATACGTCTACAAGTTATCGTTAACGAGTTGGACTCTTCGGCTGATACTCTATGTGGAAGTGATTAGACTTAGTAACTACGTCAAAATCAGGTCCAAGAGTACGCGATAATAACGCGCCAATCTTAGCTCTAAGTTTGGGTCCAATTTGTTTTTGACTAGTACGAGTTGTCCAAGTACGAAAGTCTAAAGCACAACCTACAAAGTGCAAGCTCCCGCTTACGCTGTGCGTTCCGTCATTAGCTGACGTAATGTGGCAGTAACCTAATTCTTTACTCAGAATAGGACTGATCACTTCGAACAATGCTTCCGTCATTCTCGGATGTTGGTTGACCATTTTCGCTGTTTGTTTCTTCGTAATCATAGCTAATTTTTCTCGTTGTAAAATAGTTTTGCGTTATCAATCCCGCAAGTATGGAAACTAGCGCGAGTATTTCTATTACTATGGCAGTAGTTTGTGTGGACAACTCTTGTCCGCTCTCTACTAATCGCATAGCCCAAATAACAATACCTATAATGAGACTTAGAGCAACCAAGACGGTTATACGTCGTATAGCCATATGATCTTCTATTAAGCACATTATTACTTGGCCTATTCTTTTCATTAGAGTAACTCCCGCACCGTGTAGTCTTTCATGTAAGTTTCGTTGCTGGTTTCCAGTCGATTAAAACTAGTCTCCGCTCGGAGTCGTCCGTAAACGTTTTGGTGTTGTGGGTATGTGTTGTTACTTGGTATCAGGAGTACGCCCGTAGCCGCGCCCTTAGTTCTGTCAAAGTGAAAGAGAGTTAAGAAAGTCTCTTCTTCTTCTAGTTTGTTAAAGGTGAATCGTACTGTACGTCTCGGTACGCCGGGAGATAACCACTCTACACCGCCCTCGGTTCGATAGACTGTATTTTCTTGTTCTATTCCGTAACCGAAGTCTTCCGTAGATACATCGGTAGTTGGTACGTAAGCCGGTCCCGCGAAGATGGTACCAATAGATAACGCTTGTGTAGCGTCTAGTCCTTGTGCATCTATGCGTATCCACTGCGCGGACGGACTACCGGCTACGTCGTGATAAGTAGATAGCGGTATGTTATCGTATTCTCCGGGCATACTCTCTGCCGCGTACGGAACTACTCCGGTAGAAGCGTACGTTTCGGTAAGTACGTGTAGCTCTTCGTCTACGTCTGTAATAGCGACAGGTGCGGTAGCGTACTCCCAATCTACGACGTAGTTGTTAGCGTCCGTAACCGAAGTAATTTCCGCTACTAGTCCGCTTATCTCTACGCCGTCCGAGTCTTCAATACCAGTTAAGCCGATCATATCACCGACGCCTAGTCCGTGTGCTGTATGTCCTATCGACAAGTCAGTACCAGACAACGCTAATGTAAAGGTTGACACTATAGACGATGTTGTATATAGATACATATCGAAAGTATCGGTTTGTTCTAGCGAATGGTTTAGTATTGCTATGTGGTCTATTACTCCCTCGGAGCCAAAGTAACCGGTTAACGTTTCGCCTTGTGTTGAGTCTACGTCACTTATATACGTTTGACTAACTATTTGGCTACCTGCTCGGTTAGGTAGTGCGTCTTGTTTCCAAGACTTAGCCGTCCACTTACTACCGTCTGTGTGGGCTATGTTGTGTAAGTAAAGTGTGGTCATTATTTAAACTCCGGTTTCGCTTGGACTCTCGCCCGTACTTAAACCGCCTGAATTGTGTTCGACTACTGTTCCGCCTTCTGTACCATAGTTTGTACTATCGGTACTTACATCGCCCGGAAAATAAAAGTGCGGGTCAGCGTGAATAGCTTCGTGGTCTTTTGGTCTTCCGTTATCGGTATAGAAATGGTCCCAATCGTCCGAAGTTCCATCGAACTCAAACGAAGCGCCTGTATTCCTACTAAACCAAGTCTCCGCCGAAGAGCCGGTTAAGTCGTAAATCGATCCGCCCGTGTTTGCGCCGTAGAACTCTATGCGTCCGTCTGAAAAGTCGATCGCTTCTCCACGTGTTTCCGTTATTACGCTAAGCTCTTCCGTTCGGTCTTCTCCGTCTACGTAAAACCTAGTAAAGCCGCCTGAACTATTGTTGTTTATACTAAAAGCAAAATGGTGCCAATTACCGTCGAAGATTTCCGTAAAGCCCGCGTTAATAAACCAACGATAGTCTAATACTAAGGTTCCAGAAGAGTTTCTACCTTTCAACACTAGGAGAGTATTAGACGTGGTATCGCCGTAACTCATATAAATACTAAAAGGCGCTAACGTAGGCGTATCGCCCGCCGCGCCAATTTTTATTAGCGATTGAATAGCCGAAGTACCAATAGACGGCGGATCAAATTTGACTAAACACATCCAATTAATATAACGACTATTGGAAATGGTTGTAGCCATACCATAGCCGCTTCCGTTATGGTCGGTACTGTCGTTAACCCAATCTTCGGTAATGGTTTGCGCATTGTCTAGCCATACCGTGTACTCGGTAGCTTGGCCCGCTGTTTCTTTCATTCCTATAATGCGTACGTTCTTACCGTCGTCTAATCCGTATCGTGGTTGTTTTAATATGACAACGTCACCAACTCGTAAGTCGAGTACCGGCTCTAAAGATTTGAAAGTGAACACCAATCCAATTTTAGCAAACATTTCTGCCCGTCGTTTAGCTTCTCGGTTGGCGTCATCTTTTCGGGCTAAGAAAGTTTTACTGTTCGAGCGGTTTTCTTTGCCGAACAAATCACCAACGCTTTCGTTAGTGTACATAGCCCAACGCCTTACCCTAGAGTAAAGCTCCGCCGCAAAGTTGTTTCCCATTTCGGCCTGTCGCGAGCGGTTGTAATTTTCTCGATAACTAACTCTTGCTGTGTAACACGGCTCGATTCTATGATTAAGCGTAAAGGTGTTATCTATTATGTTGGTGTCGTCAAACATCCAACGTTGGCCCGGTTGTCTTTCCCAAGGGTCGTCGTCCGCCGCCGGATTTAATTTGTTAAAGTAGACGTGACCTACCGCCGATATGCCAAATATACCGCCGATGCTTTTACCAAGCCCGTCGTACATATCGTGTATGGTCATATTGTCTTCGTGTGCGTGTATCCCTATGTCGTAGTTTATGTCTTCTTCCGGATAACTGCCTTCATAGTTTATTGTCACGTCACAATCTGCGGGTCGGTCTCCGGTATCGGGATCGTAGTAATCCTTTATTTGGTTCATTACATAACCGGCTTGTACAGGGTGTGCTGTTACGCCCGCTGGTGGAGTACCGTCGTAGTCTTTCGCGCCCGTTATGATGTGTATCGGCCCCGCTTTAGGGTCGGAGAATACTTTAGCGTGTTGTTGATTAGCGGAGTACCAATTAGTGTCGATCTCTTCTACACTAGATCCATTTAAGATTACTTGTGCTACGCAATCATTATCAGCAAAGAATACCCTACGGTTACTTCTGTACTGTTGTCCGCCGACGCCGAAACATTCGCCAAACGATACCGGCTTAGCGTCTCCGCGTAGCGAGTTACCGCCGTGTCTAAAGCCCGCTGGTGTTCCGGCTGTGGGCTTACCCCACTTAGTAGGAGTAGCCGAAGTTTTCTTTAGGTCTGCGCCGTTGTCTGTTAATTCGAAAGTAATGGAGCCACTGTTGAAGGTAACACCCGATATGGTTCCGTACAGTCGAGTGTATACGTCCGCTCTATTTGTATCCGCGTGAGTACCGTCTGCATAGCCGCGAGACAGCACGCAAATTTGAATAGACTTACTTGTAATAGGATAGTCCAGCAGGTAGTCAAGCTTTCCATCTGGATTAGCTATAACTACCGTACCTAGACTTGACTCTACCATTCCGCCAAAACGATTAAGACTAATAGGTATAGAACGATTAAGCTCGAAAGCCTTTACTACTCTTGGGTCGTAGTGGACTACAGTAGCCAAGTCGTCATTCTGTAGACTTAAGTGGTGCGTAGAAAAATACAGTATCTCTTCCACTTCCGTTACCGGATTGGTTAACGCTATTTCTACTATCCACGCTACCGGCAGGTCCGGTCTTTCTCTTAGTTTCGTTCTAGCCATTATTACTTCTCACTTGCTGGCGACCTATCGTCTACCTTGTTGGGGTCTGTACGCCCTTCGTTAACTGTTACGTTAACCGAGTTGTTGCGTATGTGTTGCGCGGCTTGGTTTCTAGCGCCTTGCGTTATGTTGCCTTGCTCGTTTATGCCATTGTTAATAATGTTCATAGCTATAGGATTACTTTCTACTTGTTCCTTCACAGATTTGTAACCGCTTGCTATGTCTTCCATTACCCCGCGCCCGTTAGTCTTTAGAGTGTTCAAAGAACTATCTAAGCTCGAAGCCCAAGCGTCGGTATCTCCGGTCATCTTCGCCATAGTAGTACCGTATTGAGTTTTCCAGACTTCGAACGTACCGCCCGCCGTCATTTGCAGCTCTTTGAGTCTCGCGGCTACTGCGTCAGTAGACCCTTCGAACTCAGCTACCATAAACTTACCTTGCTCGCCCATACCTGTACGGATACCGCGAACGGACTTAATCCAGCCCTGAGACATTGGTCCTTTTACGTAATCGGTAACAGTCTGTAAGTCACCCTTGATAGATACCACTCCCTCGGATACTTGTTGCACTCCGCCGTTGAACTTCTGGCGTAGGATGTGCATAGCGTTAGATGCGTCTTTGCCTACGTTAACGAAGACTCTACCGGACTCTTGGCCGATAACCTTAACTCCGTTTATTATCTTCTCGGTCGGTACTCCTTTCTCAAGTAATCTATTCCATGCCTTAGTAGACTTTCGCCCTTCGCCTGATTTCTTGTTATACCATGCGATAGCCGCCGCGATAGCTGTAAATCCGCCCGCAACCGCCGCGCTTCCCGCGCTCGCACCGCCCGCCGAAGCCGCCGTAGCGGTACCGGCAGAGCCACTAGCCGCGCCCGTAGTAGCCGCCGCCCCGGTAGCCGCGCCCGTTCCACTTAGTGAAGTAGCCGCCGTAGCTGCCGCGCTTCCGCCCGTTGCTGTGGTGTACGCTTGGTACGCTTTGTAAGCGTCCCCTAGTCCGTCCATCCAACCGTAGTCGCCGCCGCTGTTACCGCCTGAACTTCCCATATAAGCCTTAATCGCTCCGCCTATAGCGTCCATCCAACCGCCGCCGCTTCCGCCGCCCGCTAGATTAAGTGCTACCTTTTGTGCAAAAGCTTTTTTAATGGCTTCTATGATTACTTCTTTGATCGGGTCTCCGATGTACGTTTTAAACAAGCTCTTACCTAAGTTCTTGAGTCCATCGG